CCCGCCAGTCGCGGGTCGTAGAGGACTACAGCCAGACCGCGTGGGAGCAGGTCGACGACCTGGCCGCCACGGCGGGGTTGGACTACACGGTGGTCGGGCGGCGGGTCATCTACTGGGACACGCACCGGCCGATCGGCAGGCTGCCGGAGATGCGGGACAAGGACTTCAACAACCCGCCGGTGGTCACCGAGTACGGGATGCAGATGGCGAACTACTCGGCGGTAACCAACGGGCAGGGCATCTGGGGTGCGGCCCGCCCGTTGGGCGAGGCGGTGCCGTACCAGTATTACGGGCCGGTCGAGATGCTGGCCTCCGCCTACGGGGAGACCGCAGCGGCGGCGGACGAGGTGCTGACCCCGACCGCCCGGCAGGCGCTGGTGTCGCAGTTGGAGGACCAGGCGCAGCGCAACATCGCTCACCGGTGGCCGACCCCGGTGGTGGTGCGGGTGCCGGACAACTCGACGCTGAACCCGCAGATCGGGGTGACGTTCGACCAGTTGGTGCCGGGGGTGTGGATTCCGCTGCGGTCCACCGGCACCTGCCGGAAGGTCGCCCAGTGGCAGAAGTTGGACTCGGTCAACGTGCAGTTCGGGTCCGACGGCGAGTCGGTGCAGGTGGTTATGTCACCGGCCCCCAATGCTGGGGCGGACCCGGACGCCGACGAAGCGCTGGCCGAAGACTGACTTTAGGTCGACCTAAAGAGGAGGTGAGGGCATGGGCGGTCAGAACAACTGGGCCATCGACATCAACGCCAGCGACTGGATGCGGTCGATGGAGAAGCGCATCTTGCACGAGGAGCGGCGCCCGAGCGTCCGCACCGCCTCGGACATCATGGGTCCCGGGCTGGGTCCGTACTGCGTGCAGATCGTGGACTGGAACGACCCGGCGACCGCGTTCAACGGCATGTACTACACGCTGCCGCCGAACGGCCTGAACACCCCCGGGTCCAGCCAGATGTGGATGGGGGAGACGTTCGGCAACCAGGACGGCACCGGCTACCAGGACGTGTACGACCCGACCGGCGGGTCTCCGCCGCAGCACTACCAGCGCACGTTCCACGTCCTGAACGGGGTGCGGACGTTCTCGGTGTGGGCGGTCGCCGGTGGCGGCGGTGGCACCGTGGGTCCGCCCGGCCCGCAGGGTCCGGTGGGTCCGCAGGGTCCGGCTGGCCCCACGGGTCCGACCGGCCCGACCGGGGCGACCGGTGCGCAGGGACCGCAGGGCAACCCGGGCACCGCTGGCACGGCCGGGACCCGGGGCTCCCTGTGGTGGAACAGTGACCCGGCGACCCCTGACCCGATCAACGTGCCGAACCCGCTGGTCGGCGACCAGTTCATCTACGACAACACCGGTGACACGTTCCGCTACATCGGGCCGACCAACGACTGGGCTGGGTGGCTGTACGAAGGGTCGCTGCGCGGCCCCGAGGGTCCGGCCGGGTCGACCGGCTGGGAACCGCTGCTGGCGATGGGCGGCTACTGATGACCGAGGTGTACGAGCCGCTGGTCTACGAGCCCGTGCAGATGGGTCAGGCGGCGCTGACCACCACCCCTGCGGTGGTCTACACGGTGCCGAGCAAGAAGATGGCGCTGGTCCAGAAGGTCGTGCTGTCGAACACCACGCTGGCGCCGATCGACGTGTACGTCGGGCTGCTCAACATCGGCGGCGTGGGGGACGCCACGAACCGGATCATGCACGACGTGCCGATCGGTGCGGAGGGCTCGGTCTCGTTCGACATGATGCAGGTGATCAGCGGTGGGATCGCTGCGCACGCGGAGGCGGAGGGTCTGACCCTGACCATCTCCGGGATGCTGTTCGACTCGGACGTGGTGGCGTGCTCGTGGGACGCGCAGGACGGGACGTGGGACCAGATGCTGCCGACGCTGACCTGGGACGCGATGTGCAGCGTGGACGGGCCGGCGTGGGATGAGTACCCGGCTGGGAAGTCGTGGGACTCGGTTCCGGCCGGTCACACCTGGGACACCGGGACCCCGAGTGCCTAGCACCACGCCGGTCTACGCGATCCCCTACCCGACGGGTGGGGACGACCTGCGTGACGGCAACGACGCGATCCAGGCTCTGGCTGCCAGGGTTGAGGCGCTCATCGCTCAGCGGGACGTGTCGCTGGTCGGGCGCAACGTGATCCGGAACGGCGACATGAGTGTGGCGCAGCGCGGCAACGGGCCGTTCACCGCGCAGGGCGTGTACGGGATTGATGGGTGGGCGTCCACATATGTCGGTGGCGGGAACAGCGTGTCTCGGTTCCAGACGATCCCGTTCGGGGTGCCCACCAAGTGGGGCCTGAACGCGGTGGTGTCCAGCCAGACGCTGGTGTCGCACTACGCGCAGGTGTTCACCAAGATCGAGGGCGTGGAAAGCCTGGCAGGAAAGACCGTCACCTTCTCATTCACCGGACTGGCTAACCCCGCCAGCAAGATTGCTGTGGAACTCAGTCAGGTGTTCGGGACGGGCGGTTCCCCGTCGGCGACCGTCAACACGCCGGTGGGTTCGATCCAACTGGGGCCGAGCCCGCTCGCCCGCTACTCGCTGACCTTTGCGGTGCCGAGTGTGACCGGCAAGACGATCGGCTCCGCGAGCAACGACTACTTGCAGGTCACCGTGTGGCTCTCGGCGGGGACCGACTACGCCGCTCGGACCAGCAGTATCGGCTTGCAGAACGCCACGTTCCAGTTCACTGACGTGCAGTTGGAGGTGGGCGACAAGGCCACGCCATTCGAGCGGCTGCCCCAACATGCTCAGTTGGCCTGGTGCCAACGGTTCTTCTGCCGGGTCAACAACACCGGTGGCGGGAACTTGTACGTCGGGACGGGCAACCCGTGGAACGCCGCCAACCTGTACACCCCGATCGTGCTGCCGGTCCCACCGCGAGCGGTCCCGACGTTCAGCACCAGCGCTGCGCTCGGTTACCTGGGCAGCGGCAACGGGACAACCACGAGTAGCAGCATGGTGGGATTGGCTGGGTTCAACACCGTCACCATCACCGCTGGGGGCACGTTCACCACAGGAGCGGCGACCCTGTTGTTCGTCCCGCCCGGTGTGTACATGGACTTTGCGATGGAGTTGTAGTGGCGACCACCCCCACCTACGCGATCCCCTACCCGCTCGGCAACGAGTTGGTGCGGGACGGCAACGACGTGATCCAGGCGTTGGCTCAGCGGGTTGAGGCGCTGATCGCTCAGCGGGACGCCGGGACCATTGGTCGCAACGTCATCCGCAACGGTGACTTCGGTGTGTGGGCTCGCGGCAACGGACCCTTCACGACGGGCTACTCCGCAGACGGCTGGGCGTTGGACGGTTCGGGTGGCACCCGGACGTTCGCTCGGTACATCACCGCAGCAGCCGACTCGACGCTGCTGCTCGCCAACAGCCTGGGCATCCTGACGACCAGCGGGCACTCGCTAGCGTCGGATTACTTCGTGCTGTGGGCAGCCATCGAGGATGTGCGTACCTTGGCGGGTCAGCAGGTGACCTTGGGGTTCTACGCTCGGGCGACGACCGGCACTCCGAAGGTCGCTATCGAGGTGTTGCAGAACTTCGGCACCGGCGGTTCACCGTCGGCCAGCGCGATGACCTACGTGAGCACCGTGCAGACGACAGCGGTGGGCACCAGGTACACCGTCACGTTCACCGTTCCCAGCATCGCGGCCAAGACGATCGGCACCAACAACAACAGTTCCTTGTGGATCGGGTTCTGGTTGTCCGCTGGTTCGACGTATGCCAGCCGCACCAACAGCCTTGGCACCCAGGCGGGGGCAATAGCGATCGGTGACGTGCAGTTGGAGGCGGGGCCACTGGCGACTCCGTTTGAGCGGTTGTCGCAGCAGCAGCAGGCCGTCTGGTGCGCCCGGTACTTCCGGCGCTACTCCTATGCGAACGCGGGCACGGCTCCGCACATTGCGGCTGGGCTGGCAGCGAGCGCCTCGATGATCTTCTTCGGCTGGAAGTTCGAGACGCCGATGGCCTTCCTGCCCGCCGTGTCGGGAGTGGGGGTCGGCTCCTCCGATGGTGTGGTCTCGAACAAGACCGGCGGCACCATCGCCTGGAACGCGACGAACTACAGCATCGACGGTGGGTTGCTGGCCTACACCGGGTTCACCCCCGCGGCCACTCCTCACTGGCCGGAGATTCTCACGCTCAACAGCGCCGGGGCCTACATCCAGTTCAGTGCGGAGTTCTGATGGTTGCCTACACACCCACCAGGATGGCTCAGGTCAGCCTCGCCAACGCTGCCGCTGTGCTCTACACCGTGCCCACCGGCAAGACGGCGATCGTCAAGCAGTTCATCGTCGCCAACACCACCGCCGCGACCGCGTCCGCGTTCGTCAGCCTGGTGCCTGGTGGTGGGGCTGGGGCTGCCGCCAACCGGATCGTGCACGACGTGGACGTGCCGCCCAAGTCGGTGCTGACGTTCGAGATGAGCCAGGTGCTGCCCGCCGGGGGAACGGTCGCGGCCCATGCGTCGACTGCGGCGGCGCTGACGTTCACCGTGTCCGGGTTGGAGTTCGCGTGAGCATCGACATTTTCCCACCGGTCTCCCCGCCGGGGTACAGCACCATCCCGAGCGGGGTGATCTGCGACTTCGGTGGTGCCACCGCCCCGTCCGGCTGGTTGGTGTGCGATGGGACGGCTGTCAGCCGCACCGCCTATGCGGCGCTGTTCGCGGCGATCGGCACGACCTACGGGACGGGGGACAGCAGCACCACGTTCAACTTGCCGGACCTGCGGACCAGGGTCGCGGTGGGTGTGGGGACGGGGCGGGCGTTGGCGAGCGTCGGTGGCTCAGCGGATGCGGTGGTCCCGACGCACTCCCATTCGGTGCGCAGCGCTACGCAGACCACCGACTACGCGAACGTGGATCACTCGCACACGCTGAACGAGCACTACCACGCCACCTCGGGTGGCACGGCGGCGGCGAACACCGGGTCGGCGGGCTTCCTGCCGCAGCAGCCCGGCGGTGGCAGTGCGGCGGCGTTCAACGGCACGTTCAACAGCCACGGCCACACCCTGAGCCTCAACTCCGGTGGGGCGGGGTGGACCGGTGGCGGAGCGAACCTGACGACCAACGGCTTCAACACGAACCACTACCACTCGGTCACGGTGGATGCGGCTGGGGTGGCGGTAGCCAACGTGAACATGCCGCCGTACCTGACCCTCAACAAAATCATCAAGGTGTGACATGGGCATCACCCAAGTTCCCGCCTACGTCCCGCCGGACACCACTGCCCGACTGGCCGCGTTGGAAGCCGCGAACGTGCAGCGCGATTACATGGATGCGGCCCGGGCGACTGTCGCTGGTGGTGGGCAACTGTGGGTCGACCAGTCCTACAACATCACCTGGACGCAGCGGTTCATCACGATGGGCGCAGGGCGTGCGACAGCGTTGGCCCTGTCCGGGTTCTTCGACATCACCGCACCCCCCACTGGCACGGTGATCCCCCGGGTCGGCAACACCGGGTCGGCGACCGTGACCGCCGCCGGTATCCCGCTGGGCGTGTGGGAAACGCTCTACTACATCGTGCCGTTCGGCAGCGATTACATCTCGCGGCCAGCCAACTTCCGCATCGCGGGCTACAGCACCGACTTCACGGTCCCGAGCAACTGGCTCGCCATCGCCACCCACAACGGGGACGGCGTGGCCCTGGGTGGACCGAACACGATCAAGTGGTGCAACGGGATCAACCAGACCCCGTGGCAGAACATGGTGCTGACCAACGGTTGGGTCGCCTACGGCGGTGCTTTCCCGGTCCCGGCGTTCCGCAAGATCGGCCATGTCGTCTACCTCAAGGGCCTGATGCGCGCCGGTGCAGGGCTCGGCCAGTTCTCCACCGTGCCGGTCAGTTTCCGACCATCGGACCAGCGCATCTTCATCATGGGCGTCGACTCCTACGGCACAGTGGTCCCCCGCATCGACGTGACCACGACCGGAACCGTCCTGTTCGTGCAGGGCGCGAGCGCCTACGTCTCGCTCGACCAAATCTTCTACCCCGTCGACGCTTAGGAGCCCGCATGGCAGGCATGGGATCGGTGCAGGTCACCTTCGAGGTGAGCAGCCTGGCCGAAGCGGAGGAACTGGTCCAGGGCTGGGTGCTCCACGAGGGCTGCGTCCTCTACGTTTCGTTCAGCGAAGCCGCCAGCCCGCACGCCACCGGCCGGTCAGGCAAGCCGTTCAAGCAGACTGAGCCAGAGGCAATGCCGGCTCACCCGAAGGAGAAGTGATGAGCGAGACACCGTCCGAGCCCGACTTCGGCGCGTTTCCCCCACCGCCGGACATTCCGGGGCCGGACTCGTTGCAGCCGGAGCCCCCGCCCCCGGTGGAATACGAGCCGATCCCGGCAGACCATGAGCCCGGTTCCCTATCGGTGGACGACGGCACCCCCTAGCCTGGGCGGTGTACGACGGCCGGTCGGTCTTTAGGTTCGCCTAAAGCCAGGTCGGAGCCCCAGGCGGTGTGAACCCGTAACAACGTGAGGTGAGTCCGAATGGCTCGTTGTGGCTGCGCCTCCAACGTCTGCTCCTGCACCATCAACGGGGGCCTCGGATCAACCGTCTCCGGGTCGGGCACACCCACTGACCCGTACGTCATCTCCACGACCCCGACGGTGCTCACCGTGCGGGACACCGCGAGCGTCGACCTGACGCTGACCGGCAACGGGACCGCGCAGGCCCCGTACCTGCTGGCCGCCGACTTGTCGCAGGCACCGGCCGGTGGCGCCGGGGCACCCACCGGGGCGGTCCTGGACTTCGCTGGGGACACCCCGCCGGTGGGCTGGCTGCTGTGTAACGGGGCGGCGGTGGCCCGGGTCGAGTTCTCCGGGCTGTTCTCGGTGATCGGCACCAAGTACGGGGCCGGTGACGGCAGCACCACGTTCACCCTGCCGGACCTGCGCAGCCGAGTGTCGCTGGGCGCTGGGGCTGGGACCGGTCTGACGAACCGGGTGATCGGCACTAAGGGTGGCGCGCAGGACGGCGCGGTCATCAGCCACGGTCACGGCTCCCATGACCACGGGGTGCACGACCACGGCACCCACGAGCACGGCTACACCGGCACGGTGTCCGCTGACCACGTCCACTCCGGTGGGACCGGCTACCAGAACGCGGACCACACCCACGGCATCGCGTTCAAGTACAACGGCAACACCGGCACGTCGGCGTCGACGAACACCTACCGGATCAACGAGATCAACAACGTGCCGTCGGCGGCTGGCACCGCTGCCCAGGTGTACCTGGGTGGGGTCACCGCGAACCACGCGCACGCCTTCTCCACCGGTGGGATCAGCGCGAACCACCAGCACGCCGTCGGTGCGGTCGGGGTCCCCGCTGTCGCTGTCCCGGTCGCCACGGTGGCCGCCGCAGGTGTGGGCGCGACGGACACGAACATGATGCCGTGGATCGCCATGAACAAGATGATCAAAACGTGAGGGGCTGAGGATGCCGTCCTGCTGTGGAAGTACCGGTTCCTGCGCCTGCAAGGTGTCCGGTGGCAGCAACGTGGTGGTGGGCGGTTCCGGCTCCCCGCAGGACCCGTTCGTCATCAGCGCCGACATGGACTTGCAGGTCGTCGACAACCAGGTGTTCGACCTCAACCTGTCCGGCGACGGAACGATCGACTCGCCGTGGCTGCTCGGGGTGAACTTCGCGCCGACCGCCACGATCAGCGACCTGCCGGACGTGGCCGCCCCCACCCCCGCGAACGGGCAGGTGCTGGGCTGGAACTCGTCGCTGGCGCAGTGGGTGCCGCAGGACCCGGTGACCGCCCCGGCTGGTGCGGTGCAGCACGACGGCACGCTGGTCGGCGACGGGTCCGCTGGCGCCCCGCTGCGGGTGGTGTCGAACGGCGCGAAGTTCCTGATCAGCGAGTTGGCCGGGGTTGGGATGACCGACCCGGGGATCAACCAGTTGGTGCGCCACTTCGTCAACGACGCCGACCGGACCGGGGCTGCCCCGGCGCCGATGCTGAACACGCTGTCGGTGCTGGACTCGGTGCCCGGCAAGGTTGACTACTGGGACGGCACCAAGTGGTCGGCGGTCAAGGACAACTACGACATGCGGCTGGTCGCCGGTCCGGGCGGCAACGAACTGCTGCGGCTGTCCGGGCCGTACGTCGCCGGGGCGCCGCTGACCTACTACGTCAAGCAGGTCAGCGCGACCACCGACGCCAGCGGGCAGATCACCCTGCTGACCACCACTGACCTGACCGGGCGGGCCGGGATCATCTCGGTCAACTTCCAGGAGGTTGGGACGTTGGCGCTGCGGGTCATCCCGTTCGTGTCCGGGGCGGTCATCAAGGCGACGGCGTTCCATCTGACCGACGGTCTGGCGTGGCCCGGTCAGGTCGTGACCGGAACGTGTACCGCCTGGCTCTACTGACCATCTTCGTCGCTGCCCACGCCAGGATCGGCAGGCTCAGCAGGTAGATCAGCATGATCGTCAGCAGCGTCATCATCACTGGTCAGCACCTCGTAGGCTTCGGCGAGCAGGAACGGGTGACGTTCGTCGGCGTGCCGGTCCCCCACGAAGGTCACCAGTAGGCCGCGTTCGTCGTGGGTGAGACCGACGATCCGGTCGTCGTCGCACGCTTGCAGGGACGGGCACAGCCAGTCAGCGGTCGCCCCGTCGAACCGCAACGTGCGGATCACCCCGAGCCCGTCCAGGTCGGAGCCCGCCTCCACCTTCACCGACGGGTCGATGCCCTCGATCTCGCGGAGCAGTTGCTTGGCTGCGTACGGGTATCTCATCCGAACTCCTCGAACAGATTCATCTGCTGGTTGGCGGAGGCCAGGTGACCGATCAACTGCTCTCCGATGAACTGGGTGTAGGCGGGTGGGATCGCCTGGGCCAACTCCACCTGGGTGACCGGCCAGTCGACGCCCATCATCGCGGCCCGGATCGCGTTCAGCGGGGTGTAGCCGCCCCGGCGCACCTCCCGGGCGTGGGTCCGGTCGTGCGCCCCGCCGCCGTAGACGCCGCCGATGTTGCCGTAGTGCCGGTCGTTGGCGCAGTGGCAGCCACCGGCGCCCATCAGGTAGGCGTTGGACGCGAACAGCCGGTGCCGTCGCAGGGTCAGGGTCCGGTTGCTGGCCGGGTCGTGGGCGGAGAGCCCGAACTCGGACCCGCACAGGATCAGCGCCCCGGGCAGCGGCGCCCTCGGCACGTTCTCGATCACCCAGGTGCCGCCCCACGCCCGCAGCAGGTCCAGCGTGGGGGTCAGCAGGTCCGGGTAGCGCTCCGGGTCACCGGACCCGACGGTGGCCCGGCTGAACCGCTGACACGGTGGGGAGGCGTGCACCACGTCGTACCTGTTCAGCCATGCCGGGTCGGCCAGCACGTCCATCGCGTTGGCCTGGGTGAACGGGAACGGGTAGTTCTTCTGCGGGGCCACGTCCACGCCCTCGACCTGGAACCCGGCCCGGTAGTACCCGACCGAGCAGCCGCCTGCCCCGCAGAAACAAGTCCAGCAACCGTGGACGACTCACGGACATAGTTCGCCCCAGTGCTCCATCTCGGCGGCTGCGCGAGCCGCAACGGCTGCCTCGACCGTGGGGAACAGGCCGAGGTAGATAGCCCGGCGGTTGACCATGATCTGCGCCAGCCACGGGTTCTTCCGTGAAGCGTTGCTCCGCCTGACGCCCCGGTGTCCGCTCGTGTTGTTCATGTTCAGGCGCTTGCGGTTGACTTGGTTCAGTTGGTTGGTGACGATGCGCAGGTTGGCTCGTCGGTTGTCGAGTTTGTCGCCGTTGATGTGGTCGACCACGCTGCCGGGCGGCGCATCCACGACCCACCTGTGGAACAGGTACGGCTGGCTGGCCCCGTTCGCCCACCGGGAGTAGTAGACGTAGCCGTTCGAGCCGAGGTACAGGGCGCCGAGCGACGACGTGTCCAGGTCGCTGTCCACCAGGTGGGGAAGGTCGAGGAGTTTAGGTCGACCTAAAGGATCATCTGACATGGGAGAGCACTTCGACGACCTCCTCCGGTTCCATCCCGATGAACGCGACGTTACCGGTGAGGTCGACGAACACGCCGGTGAGACGCGCCAGCACGTCGATGGCCCGGGGGTTGGCCTTGTCGCCGGGGTGCAGCAGGTAGGCGACCTTCACCTGGTGGTGGTCCCGGTTGATCCGGATGGACACGAACGTGCCTTGGCCGTGGGCTTCCAGCCACGAGCGGGGTTCGATCTCCAGGTCGGAGTGCAGCACGTCCATCAGCCCGTCGGTGGGGATGATCAGCGCGTGGTAGGCGAACCTGGTTCCGGCTTCGGCTTCCTGGCCGGGCAGGTCGTCGGGGCTGGACCCGTCGTGGGGGCACAGGCAGGTGCACTCGGCTGACATCTGGTGGTTGAGGCACGGGCAGCCCGGCAGGTCGTAGGGCGGCAGGTGTTCGGTGTCGTAGGTGTGGCTCATTCCGGTTGCTCCTCTTGTTTGACCAGTCGGTAACCCCAGGGGATGGAGACGCCGGGGCAGAACGACGAGTGGTGCGCGTGGTCGGGTTGCCACCAGTGGGCGTCGTGCACGGTGGTGATCCGGCACATCCGGCGGTGCTCGATCGGCGGCAGCAGCCCGGTGTCGATGACGTTCATCGCTGTTGCTCCTCCTCCAGCAACGGCTCGTGCTGCCACTGCCAGCACTCGCAGATCGTGGGACGGTCCCGCTCGTTATCCCAGGCGTCGCCCTGGCAGTTGTCGTGGGCACCGTTCCTACACTCTGGACACAGCACGGCGGCGCTCCTTCCACGCGCGCAGGTACTCGCGGTAGCAGGTGCGACAGCGGCGGCTGCCAGCCCCGGTGATGTAGGTGTTCTCCGGGGTGAACTCGTGCCCCTCCTTGCAGTGGGTCTTGTCCCGGTTCCAGTTGTGGGCGCGGGTCGCGTTCTCTCCTCTCGTGGTCGGTGTCAGGTGGTCCGGGTTGCGGCATGACCGGTGCGGACACTGGATACCGAGGTGGCAGGTGTCCGGGTCGTGGCACAGGTGGTCGAGCGTCATGCCATCAGGCACCGGCCCGTTGACCGCCTGCCAGGCAGCGATGTGCTCGTACTGCATCCGCCCGTCGATCATGCGGACTGCGTACCCGTGGGTCACATTCGGCTTGTTGACCGACGGGATGCACGGGGTCACTTCATCCTCCGCAGGTCCAACTTGAGGTAGTCGTCCCGGTGGTAGGACACGTCGCCGCCGTTGACCAGCACCCACCGGACGCTGTACTGCCCGGTGTTGCCGTTGACCCCGTTCAGNCGGGCCTTCGCCTGGTTGAGCCGCCGGTTCGCNNCNGACTTCGCCTCGGTGGCTTCCCGGTACATCTCGATCGCGGCCAGCGCCTCCGGGTCGGTGAGCAGCCCGGTCACGTCGGTGTCGAGCGCCCGGCAGGTGGAGTAGAACCCGCAGGTCTTGGCGCACACCTCCCGGGGCGGTTCCTTCATCGCGTCCTGGTTGTTGACGTAGGCGTAGACCACCTCGTCGAGCCACCGTGCCGCCGACTCCACCCAGGTCTCGGAGTACGGCTCCATCTGGACGTGCACCTCACGGTCGTCCGCTGCCCGGTCGAGCCACACGTTGGCGACCTGCACCTGGTCGAGCGGCACACCGGGGAACATGCCTTCCAGCCACGCTGCCTTCGCGTAGCAGTGGCGCTGCATCTGCTGCTGCTGGCTGGGTCCGGTGCGGCGCACCACCTCCAATCCTCGGGTGGACTTGTAGTCGATCACCAGCCCGGTGGGCCGGAGCAGGTCGGGGTGACCGTTGACGTGGTAGACGCCGCTGTCCCCGATCAGCGGGACGGTGACGAACGCCTGGGTGATCGCGTCCGGCCACGCTTTCTTGCACGCCGCTTCCAGGTGGTCGCCCAGGGCGGTGCCGATGAACGCGGGCAGCAGGTCGGTGTCGTCGGGCACCTCCTGGTGGAGCATCCGCTTGACCCGTTCCTGGCAGTAGCCCAGGTCGCTGATGCCGACCTTGAACTCGGCTGCCTGCTGACCGCGCGGGGAGTACCGGGTCGCGTCCATCACGGCGGAGTACACCTCGTCGGCCAGCAGGGCCTCGTCCTTGTTCATGCGGTCTGCTCCTGCACCTGCTCCTGCACCTGCTCCTGCTCCGGGGCCTGTTCTGCTGCCTGGGCGGGCTCGTCGCTGATGACCTGGGCGCCCAGGCTGTTCTGGAGCACCTTGACGTGCTGGTCGCTCAGCGGCTCGCGTGGCGCCCCGGACGGGGTGAGGTCGAACACTTCCTCGTTCATCAGGGTTCCGACGATCAGCGGGGCCAGGTTGCCGCCGTTGTACAGGTGCAGGCCCATGTTGTCGCCGAGCCCGATCGCTGCCCGGCGCAGCGCGTAGGACTCCACGCTGGTCAGGGCCAGGGCGTGCGCCTCACCCCGGTTGGGTTGGGGCGCGTTCTCCTCGGCGTGGTACTCGGTGAACTCGGCGAGCGGGATGCCGTTGAAGTCGCGGACCCGCAGGGTGACCGCTGCCCGGTAGCAGACGGTCCAGTAGGTCTTGCCGTTCTCCCGGGCGTCGCTGGTCTCGTAGAGCAGGGTCACGTCGTGGACCCGGGAGTCCCACCGGCCGGGTCCGAAGGTGCGGGTCAACTCGGCCCGGACCTCGTGTTGCGGGACGTAGGTCATGCCTTGCTTCTTCTCGACCCGGTCTTGGCGGACCGGGGTGAGTAGGCGCTTGACCTGCTTGGCGGTCAGCCTGCCGTTGAGCATGTCGTCGAAGGACACGGGTTGCTCCTGTCTTTAGGTCTACCTAAAGGGTGCCGGAGGGGTGGGACACGAACCCCTCTGACACCCTTATCCTAGACCAGGACAGGTGATAGTGTCATCTCGTGACATACGGACTCGTGGACTTCTCGGGCGCTCCGGACGACCCGCTGCCGAGGCTGCTCTGGCTGTCCGGTGTGCGCGAGGCGGTAGCCAACGAACTGGATGCCGAGTACCGCCGGACCTACTTCACGGCCCGCCAGCAAGGCGTGCTCGACCAGGCGCTCAACCTGGGCCTGCACTCACGCAAGCGGGTCATGGCCTACACCCGGGCCGAAAACGAACGCCGAGGCAGGGTCATCGCCCGGTGGGGCGACGGTCACTGAGCGCTTCCAGCCGGGCCTGGATCGCGGCCCGGTGCTCGTACAGCAGCGCCCGTAGCCGCCGCTCCTCCCGGGCGTGACCGGGCTTGAGGACCCGCACCCACAGCGGGATGCGGTCATGCGGCGGGTAGTCGCGCTCCCTCACGACCGCCCCCTGACCTGCTCGACCTGCCACGCCCGGTGCATCATGTACGCCTCGTCGAACGTGCACGGCACGCACACGTCGACCCGCTGACCGTCCGGCTCCAGATACAGGGCCTCGATTGGGAAGC